GAACTTTCGCCGCTTTATTGTGGAGACCACGATGAATAAGCACCTCATGCCCTCGGCGGAGGTGTACGCACAGACGAAGATCCGCGATGTGTATTCCTACGATCCAGCGAAAGCCATGTCGTATGAAAAGGGCCTATTCACGAAGTTCACAAAGGGCTCGGCATATTGGGAGTTTGCCGAGTCTCGCAACGTCACTCATGGTGGGCGGTTCGAGCCGACCCCTGACCTGCCGATCCTCCTCTCTTTTGACTTCAACGTAAGTCCACTGGCCTGGGTTGCCATGCAGGAGTTCTCGGTGCGCGTGGATAACTACAGCCCACGCCGCCACACCATAGTGGCGCTCAGGGAGTCTTCTGGAGAGTCCCGTGGACTTATGGATGCAATTGCAGAGTTCGGCGCAGCATTTCCCGCAATCCATTACGGCTCTACGCCCATCAGGGTCTTCGGAGATTCTTCTGGGCATGGGAGGAATTACCACAGCGCAGGGAGTGATTATAACTCCATCATTCACTATCTCAATGGCCTGGGGTTCTATAACGTCTCGGTGGTTGCCGCACGCTCCAACCCCTTGGTCAAACATCGACTCGAAAAGACGGCGGCATTGATGGCTTACGAAAAGTTTCTGGTGGATGTAAGATGTAAAAGGCTTATACAGAGTTTTGTAAAGACCTGCCTGAAGGAAGGCACCTTTGACATTGACAAGCCTCGTGAAGAGGACTGGACGCATTATGCAGACGCTTGCACCTACTGCCTCTTTCAATTATCGAAGGACATTAAGCTGGAAGGGCTGTATGATTATAGCAGACCGCTGGGAGCATATTTATAATGGGCATTAAATTCTACGAAAATCCAGAGTATACGGACTCCGAAGAGGCTCTGGAAACTTATCGGGTTCTTTACGAAGGCAATCGAGAAGAGCTTGTGAGCCAAAAGTATCTTTGGCCGCATGAGCTAGAGTTCTCTAACCAGGCCGCCTCAACGGACCCGTCTTCTGGTGTATCGGAAACGGTAGGCGCTAAGATTCGCAGAATAAGGGCCATGCGCTCACGCTACTTCAATCTTTTTGAGCCAGTTATTTCCACATGGATATCGTTGGCACTTTCAAAGCCCGTGCGGTTGGACGAAGAGACTGCTGCAATGCTAGGGGAGGAAGTTCATAACATCGACGGAAAGGGATCGAGCCTTCAGAACTTCATCATGAATGACCTTGCCGTATCATACTTTCGTGATGGTAAGGCATGTATACTGGTGGATGCTCCATCTAACGAAGCCTCCAGCCTACTGGAACAAAGGTCTATGGGTTTTCGTCCATACCTAGAGATGATAGACCCTATGGAGCTCAAGGATTGGCAGATGGCCTCCGAGAAAAGCCGCCACGGACTATTGGATGCTCTGCGCTATGAGTACGAAGTAATTGCCCCTCGCGCGAGCCTTTTAGAGGAGCCGAAGGAGGTGGAGTACACGCGCCTTCTGCAAAGAGATTCGGAAGGTCAGGTCTTTGTATCCATATACATGGAGGATGAGGAGACGGAGGAGTGGTTGCCCGTCGAAACCGATATTCTCCTAGAGGGCTTCTCGGAACTTCCCGTCGCCCTGACCATGAACAACATATCATGGGTAAGGGATGTCTCGGAACTACAGCTAGTTCTCTACAACCTTATGTCTGCGTACTACAATCAGCTAAACACTCAGGCATTTCAGAGGGTCTTTGTCTCTGGCGATCTTCAGGACAAGCATCTCATAAGCATTTCGGAGTATGCGGTCTCCGTATTGCCGCAGGAAGCCAAGCCTTATGTTATTGAGCCATCATCTACAGACGCGCTTGTGGCCGCAATCAATCAAACGGTTGATCAGCTCTATAGGGTGGCTTTTAACCGTACTCGTGGAGTCTCTTCAAGCTCAAACGAGGCTCCAGGGGCCGCAACTCTTCGGGAGATGTCCACTGAGCTCATAGCACTCCTTATCCATGCCGTCGGAGAGCTAGAGAGCTGCGTGAATCAGGCATTGTCCCATTATGCTCGCTTCAAGGGCATTGAGAATTTTCAGGGGCGTGTCATCTTCTCTCGTGATATTACGGCAGATGATGTGGCGATGCAGATCCAGATGTTCCTCGCCTATCGTGACGAGATCCGCAACATAGACTCATGGAGAAAGGCGCACCTAAAGAAGGTTGCCGCTACTATGGGCTATAGCGAGCATGAACTCTCTCAGATTATTACTGATATTGATGCCATTGAGCCTCTTCCGCAGTTTAATCAGACGGCTCTACCACGAGGGCTTACGGCTAAGGGCGAGGGCACCGATGGAGAAGCGGTTAATATACCACTACCTGAGCCGAGAATAAGAGACAGTAATGGACAATGAGGAAATTGAGAGGATATCGAGGCTAATAGGGCGTAATAACGACACTATTGACCGCTCGATATCCTCTTACGTCAGGACCCTGAGAACCCTTATTCAGTCCAAGCTCATGAGGGAGCTTTCTCTGCTACCAGAGGACAGGACGCTGCGCCGCTCGGAAGTCCTACGGCTCCTTGGGGGCCTTGAGTCCATCATCATGGAGGATGAGGAGATTTTCGGACACATCGAGAGCCTTCAGGATATCTTTGACCTTCAGTCACGATTGGCGGAGAGCTATATTCCAGGGCTCGGAGACGAAAAGCGCTCCAGGGCCCAGGAGAGTCGTCTTGCGGTCTTTGTAAACTCCAGACAGCAGAATGTTGCGGTGATGGCACGCGCCTATGCCAACGAAGTGCGCCAGGGCCTTGCCGATTCGATAATCTCGCAGACACCCATCTCGGACTTCGAGCTTACTGATATTGAAGCTCCTCGAATCTTCTCAGCGCTACAGGGGGATTTAAAGACTGCCGTGGCTTCGTACAGTCGTATTGAATCACTGGCACTGGGGTCTAAGTTTGTCTTATATGCAGGGCCAAGGGATGCCAGAAACCGCCCGTTCTGTGCCGAGAGGGTTAATAAGATATACCCCGTTGAGATAGTATATACTTGGGATAACGGGCAGGGCATTCCAGCCTATCTGTATTGCGGTGGGTATGGCTGCCGACATCAGTTGGTGCCAGTCAATACGCTTCCTGTCGTAAAGGCTAAGAGCTAATGAAGATAGATATTTTGAATTTAGAGATTATTGATCGGAGGGTTCTTAAACGCCTTGAGCCTATAGGAAAGGTATTTCGAAAAGCCATAGACGTTGAAAAAGAAGGCATCAAGAAGAGAACGCAGCAGGGAGTTGATGTGGATGGTGTTTCGTTCAAGCCATACTCTCCGAAGAACCCAGGTAACAACTGGAAGAGCGTGAGAGAGAGAACTGGCTTCCAGACTGCCTTCGTTGACCTAACCTATGATAAGGGTATGTTTAGGGCGTTAAAGACGGTCTTTAAAAGAGATGGATTTAAGTTTCTTGCTACTATCTTTTTTGATGACGCAAAAGAAGCCGAGAAGGCCAAGGGGCATCAGACTGGGCAACTTGGAAAAGTAAAGTTTGAGGCTCGTAAGTTCTTTGGGCTTTCTCAAACGCAGCAAGAAACTATTGTATCCAAAATACGGAATGCAAAATGAGCGATGATACCACTTCCACTACCTCCAATACCCCTGATAATGCAGCGCAAGTTCCTGACGAGGCTCAGAGGAGTCAAGAGAAGATTCAACGTCTTCAGGGACTTCTAGCTACCAAGGAGAAAGAATACTCAAAGATGGCATCAATCTATAAGGACATTGATCCCGATGAGTATAAGTTACTGAAGACCAAGCTAGAGGAGAAGGAGCGTGAGGCAGCTGAGAAAGATCCTCAAAAGATGGAGGAGCTATTTCAGCGCAAGTTGGATCGCATTCGCTCTGAGCTAGAAGGTGAGCGCAACTCTCTTAGGGAGCAGGTGGATGGGCTTGCAAAGGTCAATAAGACCATGGCCGTTACCGATAAGGTAATGTCAGAGATAGGAGGACTCTTCAACCAAGATGCCACAAAGTGGATAAAAAGAGAGGTGGAAGAGTCCTGCGATTTAGATGAAGATGGTTCTATCGTTGTTAAAGACGATAACGGAGATGTGCTTTACAAGGGCGCTCGCCCTATGACTCTCAAGGAGTATGGCGAGTTTCTAGTAGATCGATATCCGAGTCTTGCTAAAGCCTCTGGCGTAAGCGGCGTGAAGGATGCAACCCCAGGGCAAAAGTCTGGGGCGCGTAGTTCCAATAAGGTTCCTCAATCTTATGCGGAGCTTCAATCCATGCCGAATCCTAGAGAGGTATTAGAGAGACTAAAGCGAGAAGATCCAGCGGCGGTTCAAAAGATTTTAAGAACTATGCCGATAAACGCATAGAAAGGGATTATTTTTCATGGCAACACAATTTAGAGACGTTGACGGTGTAAGAGCTGTCAACGGCATCGCAACTGCCATCAATGCTGCGAATGTAACTACTCCAACTGCTGCCGAGCTGATATCTGCCTTTGGCAGTGCGGCTTCTCAGATTGGAAAGGTTTTCATTCAAGATGATGCTGGTGCGGACACAACTGTAAAGCTCGTTGTTAGTAACGGTTCTAGTTACTTCTTTGCAGCTCTTACAAAAGCAACTTAACGATTTTAATTTTAAAGGAATAGAGTATGGCTGTTTCAAACATTACTGAACTTGGAAATAGCGTAAACGTCACCGACGTTCTCGCAGCTGGTATTTCCCCAGCGCTTGTAAAGGCCAATTGTATGATGGCCCTTATGTACACTGAGGGTCTTCCTCAAGGTACGATGACTGCAAAGCTCACAAAGCGTGGAGTTTTGACTGCTGCGAGCCTTGCCGAGGCTACAGCATTGGCACCAGATGCAAACGGAGAGCTCACAGATTCTTCTGTCAGCGCTACGATTGCTAAGTGTGCTGTTGTTTCTGGTGTTTCTGTTGAGCAGGGACAGTTTGGAAACATCACTGCTGATCGTCTTGCTACAGAGCATGGCGCTTCGATTGCTCGTTTCGTAGATAACGATGCTCTTTCGTTGTTCTCAGGTCTTTCGACCTCTGTAACTTCGGCAAGCATCCTCACGATTGACGATGTAATGCTTGGTCAGTTCAACATCTTTAACTCGGAGTGTCCTAACAAGGAAGTTCCGCTAAAGGCTGTTCTTTCTCACCGTGGTCATTACAACATCAAGAAGGAGATCATTCAGTCTGGTGCTTCTGTATGGAGCAACGAGAGCTACCTAGAAGTATTGGGTGGCACTCCTCAAGTGAACTGCTACGTTGGTTCACTTCTGGGGTCGATTGACTTCTACGCTACTTCTGGCCATGCAACATCGTCTTCTGACACTGTTCAGGCTATCTTCCACCCAATGTGGACGTTTGCAGGATTCTTCGCTCCAGCTCCAGTGACATGGGTCAAGGAGAAGGGCGCTGAAGGCTTCTACACTGAGTATGCTACATACTTCTTCTATGACGTACTTGAGTTTAACGACCTCTGTGGCGTTAAGCTCTTGAGCGATACCTAATATGAGTTAGGCTTAGGGGGGTGGGGGACAGGAAACTGTATCCTCACCCCCTTTTTTTATTGGAGTTAAGCAACTCATGAAGCAAGAAGTCTATAAGACAATCGTTCAGCCCAAGGAAGAAACAGTAAAGTATCTTACTGGCTGGAGGCGGCCTACATACGCCTATGTCCTTTTTGAGACTAAGGAGTGGCACCTTCTAGGGGACGGCGAGCGTCGTCTTGGAACAGGTCTTATGACCCTTAACGCCGAGAGCCGCCCAGAGATCTCCCATCATGTGGATTTATACCTCCAGAAGGGCTTTAAGATTCTGGATTACGGTAACTTCCCCAAGTTCAGTGATCAATCACCATCCAGAGCTGCAAAAGCTCGTCATTACTCGCAAGGTTCGGGCATTAACCCATGGGATGCATTAGAGAAGTTCGTAAGGGGCAAAATGGCCAGTGAGATTGGCTGGGACGAGCAGAAAGCTCAGTACGAGGGCGAGTTAAACGTGCTCAAGAAGAAGTTAGCCGAAGAGCAAAAGAAACTTGAAATCAAACAGGCAATTCAGAAGAAGGACTAATATGGCGATATTCATTAGGAAGGATAGGCTGGGATCAAGTCCTCCTCCAAGACCAGGACCTCGCGGAAGGACCACTATGAACACCATAGAGAGTCTTCCAGCCTTTCAGGCGCTACAGAGCTCCTACGCTCAGGCCAAAGAAGTTCGTAAGGAGGCCATGAAGGATAAGTGGGAGTCCAATGCTGAGGTGCAGCGCTGGAGAACCCAGATGACTCCAGAAGAGCGCACAAGGGACGCAATTGAGCGCATGATACCAACGACCAAGGAGGTGTTGAAGATGCGTAATGGCGGCAAGGACGTGTCTCACGAAGAGGGGCGTGCAAAGGCCGTAGAGATTGCCCAAAAGTCAGACAGGCAGAAGAAGGATGGGCCTGATGGATCAGAGGGATAGGTACTGCATGGAGGTGTGCGGCGGCAAGTGCTGCACCCTTTACCCTCCTGGTGAAGAGCCTGTTAGATGTTCCAAGCAGGACGACAAGGGATCGTGTAGTATTTATAGTATTCGATACTCCTCTCCGTTATTGGAGGTGGACTTGGTGCAGGTTGGAACCTGGAAAGACAGGAAAGGTATCGAAAGGCCGTTTGTTTGCGGTC